GCCGGGGGGGAGATGGGGCGCCAGGCATCCGGCCTGGGCCGAGGATGGGAGGACGGACCCCTACGCGACTGGGAGACGTGTCTACGTGGTGGGGGCCCGTGTCGCTGAGACCCCATTGGAGCCGGCCCAGGCGAGGGCCGGCGTGCAGACGAAGGTGGCACTCGTGCCGGCGTCAAGGAAGCGTGTTAGGACCTACCAGGCGTTGCCTTTCGGGGCAGCGCGGGGCTGGGCACCACTTTCATGGGACGCCAACGATCTGGAAACGCAGACTCAAGGCCTGGCGAAGCGGCTCTTACGCGAGCTGCCCAAGGCCTGTGAGGGTTTCTACGATGATTTTGCTACCTTTGTCGACTCCTGGCTCGATGCCAACATCAAGCCAGTGGAAGTTCCTACATTTGACGAGTGGTTGTTGTCCACGCCCTACGCGGAGGCGAGGCGTGCGGAATTGACCGAGTGGTATGTTCGATTCCATGGCAGGTGCCCGCCCCGGAGATACAGGCGCCGCATAGATTCGTTCATTAAGAGGGAGTTCTACCTAGAGTGGAAGGCGCCGAGGTGGATTAATTCCAGGCACGATGCGTTCAAAGCCTGGTCCGGCCGCTTCTTTTCAGCTGTGGAGAAGGCCCTCTTTTCTTTGCCCTATTTTGCCAAGCATATGACTGTGGAGCAGCGGATTCAAGCGATATTCGCCCTCGAATGTGCTGGCATGACCTACTACGAGAATGACTTCAAGGCGTTTGAGAGTCATTTCGTTCGACTGCTGATGCTGGCATGTGAATGCCGGCTGTACAAGAAGGCGCTTGCCAAGTACCCTGAGGAAGCGCGACAGATATGTCAGACTTTGACGGGGATGAACCAGCTCAGGACCCGGGCTGGTGTCAAGGTGGCTGTTGAGGCCACGCGCATGTCGGGGGACATGTGCACATCCCTAGGCAACGGGTTCACTAACCTGATGCTCGTGTTGTATATCGTTAGCCGGAAGGGTTTCGATTATCACGGCGTCAGAGCCCTGGTCGAGGGCGACGACGGCCTTTTTGCAGTGCCGTGCTCGCTCACCCAGGAAGACTACGCGTCATGCGGCTTTACTGTCGAGATCAATCAGATATCCAGGCCACATCTTGGGCATTTCTGTGGAGCAACTCTCAGCGATGATGGTTGCCTGCTCAAAGATCCCCACAAGGTGCTATGTGGGTTTGGCTGGACCGATTTGGTTGGTTGTGGCGCGGAAGTGGCCATGGAACTACTGAGGGCCAAAGCGATGTCTTTGGCCCACGAGGCTCCCCAGTGCCCCATAGTGGGGGCGCTTGCGCGGAAGGCTCTCAATTTGACCGACGGCTATGAACCAAGGTGGACCGACAAGTGGAAGCAGAAGGAGGTCGCTGGGGCTGCACTGTGTGAGTTTGCGCCCACTGCCGTGACCCGCGCTTCATTTGCCGAGCGTACCGGCATCCCCGTCACCACTCAGCTCGAAGTGGAGAACCTGATCGAGCGTGGCCTGATGAACGACATTCACCTGCTGCTGAGCCCACCACGGGCCGTAGAACAGTTCGCGTCGAGATACGTGGAAGTGGCAGGTTGAAGAGGCGGCGACTCCCGCCTGCGAGAAGTAACCAAATACAGGACGACTTCCTGGCCGATGGCACCCGGGGCTCGGGTGGG